AGTCTCTTGATTAGACCGAGTCGGTCAATCCGATCCTCATCCTCATCCTCTACAGCCGTCTTTTTCCTCCTCCGGCTCCGGCCGTTACCGCTAACGCCGCACTTGCATTGCCGCGCCGCAGCGTTACCGCTAACGCCGCACTTGCATTGCCGCGCCGCAGCGTTAGGCGTAACGCCGCACTTGCATTGCCGCGCCGCAGCGTTAGGCGTAACGCCGCGCCGCAGCGTTAGGCGTAACGCCGCACTTGCATTGCCGCGCCGCAGCGTTGCACTGTTGCCAAATCTAAAACAAACTGTTTTTCTATTAGCGCCAAATAACGCTTGTACCCAGTTGGCTTTTGCCCGTATAGTTGGTTATGGCCTTAAGGCTTAGGGGTAATTTTGCCCCGCAACCGCCCCCTAGGGGGGCCATATAAAAGGCACTAGTAAAATGCAAAACGCAAACACCACTACCACAACCGCTGCCCCCGCCAAGGTTGCTGCCCCCGCCAAGGTTGCTGCCCCCGCCAAGGTTGCCGCCAAGGTTGCCGCTGCCCCCGCCAAGGTTGCCGCCAAGGTTGCCAAGGTTGCCCCTGCCCCTATGGCCCCCTTGTTTACCATGGGGCCATGGCCTGTTAAGGCGCAAGGCGGTAACAGCATACGCGCCTACTGCTATGCGGTTGCCAAGGCGCTTACAAAAACAAACCCTAAGGGCTTTACAGCAACCGCCTACGCAAGCGCCCTTGCAGGCGCGCAGGCGGGCAGTACCTACAAGCAACCTAGCGCGGGCTGGGGTACGGTTGCCAAGCCTAATGGCAATGCCTACGCCTATGCAAACTGGTTTATGCATGCCAAGCAAGGGTGGCTTGCCCCTGTAGGCAAGTAATGCCTGCCCCTGCCCCTGCCCTACGGGGCAGGGGCAACCCCCCCTGCCCCTTAAAATAGGCTATAAAATGCACCATATTTTACCCCCCTTGCTTGCGGTTGCAGTTGTTGCATATATGCTACAAGGCACTGTTGCTAATTTGTTACACCTGTTAGTGTTGCCTTAAGGCAACACCCCACCCTAAGGGCGCAACCTAAGGTTGCCCCCTGCCCGCCCGCACTCCCACCGACTTCCCCCGCGCACAACCTCGCATTCCTCTAAAAATAAAAAACAAACCAGACAAATAGCACTTGTCTTTTGCATTTCGCTGAGGTAAGCGAACAAATCAGCCAAGAAGGAAAATAAATGCAGATGGACACTCGTAATTACCTCAAGAAAATGCGCAACAACTAAGTCCCGTGGTGAAAGCTGCGGGACCCAAACCAGTCTGCGTTGATGAAGCTTGTCAAGCCACCATCCCCAGAGTACCATCAGCAAATCCTGGCGCGCTCTCGTACCTGTTTGGGAGTTTGTATGACTTTAATCCCTTTTCCGATTGACCCTATGCGCGATTTGGATTTTGAACAATCCGTTTGCGTGGTGAGGAACAGGAATCCGGTATCAGGAATAACTGTGTTTTATGATCAGGACGGAGACATTTTCATTTACAACTTCGGAAACGTCAGCAGGCAGGAAGCTCTCTGGATGGGAGAACAAATAAAGCGGCACTCTTTGGGTGATGAGGTGTCATGACAAAGAACTTTCCAACAAACGTCGTATGGAAACCAATGGCGGGCAGTCAAGAGGCGTTCCTTTCTGCGACTCCGATATTTGAAGTTCTGTTCGAAGGTACGCGAGGAGGCGGAAAGACCGACTCCCTTCTAATGAGTTTCGCCATGCACGTCGGCAAGGGGTACGGGCCAGCTTGGAAAGGCATTCTGTTTCGGCAGACCTACAAGCAGTTGACGGACGTTATCTCGAAGACAAAAAAGTGGATCCCTCAGATCTGGCCGGACGCAAGGTTCAACCACTCCGAGCACACTTGGACTTTCTCTACCGGAGAGCAACTCCTTCTCCGTCAGTTCGCCAAAGATCATGACTATGATAACTATCACGGTCACGAGTATCCATGGATCGGTTGGGAAGAGCTTTGCAACTGGCACTCAGACTCGGGATATAGGCGCATGTTCTCGACGTGTCGTAGCTCGACAAAAGGTATGCCTCGTATGGTTCGTGCGACTACGAACCCGTATGGACCCGGACACAACTGGGTGAAGCACCGTTTCAAGCCTCAATCCATGAATATGCAAGTTAGAAGAGACCTGCTGGACGCTGACGGGCTTCTTGAGCCGAGCCGTCTCAGCATTCACTCGCACATTGACGAAAATATCGCTCTTCTTGAGGCAGACCCTGATTATAAGCAGAAAATCGCTGCATCTGCACGAAATGAAGCCGAAAAACGCGCTTGGTTGGATGGTTCTTGGGATATTGTCGCAGGTGGCATGTTCGATGATGTCTGGGAGCCTAAACACAACATTCTCAGCCCGTTTGAAATTCCAGAAAGCTGGAAAATCGTGCGTTCTTTCGACTGGGGCGCTTCCAAGCCTTTCTCTGTTGGGTGGTGGGCCATTTCGGACGGTTCCGATGTCCAACTTTCGTCTGGTTTGTGGAAAGCAACTGTGAAAGGTGATATAATTCGTGTTCGTGAGTGGTACGGATCGACAGGGAAGCCAAATGAAGGTTTGGATTTGCTGGCTTCCGACATCTCCGAAGGTATCGTAAAGCGTGAACTGGAATGGGGCTGGCGACGTCAGGGAGAGAACTGGTGCCGTGTGAAGCCCGGAGTAGCCGACTCTCAGATCTTTGCTGCTGAAAACGGAAACTGCATCGCTACGGACATGAAAGTCAGGGTCCGAATGGACGATGGATTTCGTTATCCCGGAATTGTGTGGAATCCTGCTGATAAACGGCCCGGAAGCCGCTCGACTGGGTGGACACAAATGAGACAGAAGCTGAAAAACGCTCACCCAAATGTCAGAGAAGTTCATGGTGAGCTGAGACTATATCCACGCGAAAAGCCAGGACTATTCGTGTTCAGTTACTGCTCATCTTTCATCGAGACTATCCCCGTGCTTCCTCGTGATGAAGGCAACATGGACGATATCAATACAGATGCAGAAGATCACGTCGCTGATGAAACTCGTTATCTCGTTCGCTGGGTGGCAAATCCAGGATCAACTGGTGTCACTGTTGGGCATCATTGACAAATAGTGCTTGCCAAGAGTAACGTCTTCAAAGTATGTTGACAAACATGACCAAAACACTCTCATCATCCCATCCCAATTACGTCGCATCTATGGCGGACTGGAATCTCATGCGAGACGCCTACAAGGGCGAGCGTATGGTCAAGAGCAAGGGTGTCCTCTATCTACCGATGACAACGGCTCAAATTCGGGACGGTGCCTTAGCGAGCACGACTTCCGCGGGCTATCAAGCCTATGCGTCCTATAAACAGCGAGCTCGTTTCCCAAATTTTGCCAGAGAAGCTGTCCAAACAGCAATCGGCATGATGCACTCTCAACCTCCAGAAATCAAGCTCCCCAAGGCGATGGAGAAAATCAAATCTCGCCAAGGTGAGAGTCTTGCAGTTCTTTTGCGTCGTATTAACAGCGAGCAGCTTCTCACCGGACGTATCGGTTTGATGGCTGACCTGCCTACCAATCCGCTTCCAGGAGAAGACCTGCCGTATCTTGCGACTTACACGGCTGAACGTGCTATCAATTGGGACGATGGTCAGGTGGATCAGCTCGTTCCTCAGAAGTTGAATCTTGTGATACTGAACGAAACTGAGCAAGTTCGTGTTGATGGTTTCAATTGGGAAACGAAAAACAAGTATCGTGTTCTTCTCTTGGGCGCAGAGCTCGACAATGAACCGGCTGGTATCTATCGTCAGGGCGTGTTCGAAGAAGAGATGTATAACGAGGAAGACTTGAGAGCTCCTTCATGGCGCGGAACGACGTTGCAAGAAATTCCATTCGTGTTCATCAATTCGTGTGATGTGTCTTCAGACGTTGATGATCCTCCTCTGCTCGACGCTGGAAACATCTGCATGGCGATCTATCGTGCAGAAGCCGATTATCGCCAGAACTTGTTCATGCAGGGTCAGGACACCTTTGTCACAATAGGTGGCAGCTTTGATGAAAGTGATGAAGTCCGTGTCGGGGCTGGTTCACGGCTTGATCTGCCTATGGGTGGTGACGCGAAATACGTCGGCGTGAATAGCAACGGTCTCAGCGAGCAGAAAGACGCACTCAGCAACCTCGAAAGCCGTGCAAGCTCTATGGGAGCCCAAACGCTGGACAGCACTTCCCGTTCTCGCGAGAGCGGTGACAGTTTGCGCATTCGAGTCGCTGCGGGTACAGCAGACCTGAACCAAATCGCTGAGACTGGTGCAACTGGTCTCGAGCAAATCCTCAAAATCTGCGCAAAGTGGATGGGTGAAGACCCTGATGAAGTGATAGTGCAAGCGAACAAAGAGTTCGGCGAAATGCCTCTCACGGGTCAAACGATGGTAGAAATCGCCACCGCTCGCAACCTTGGCTGGCCGATCAGC